CCTGGATACGGGTATTCAAGCATCTTCACTGGTGGACTTCGCATGAGCCTATTTGATGGATCGGCCGATTTTCTCGGCTACACAAAAACTCAGCCGCTCGCCGCTCCCGCCCCCTGGCAATTGTCCGCGGCGGTGGAGGCGGAGTACGACATCCCCACCCTGGAAATGCCACGGGCGCAAAGCGAGCTATATCAGCGTTTGTCCTGGGTGCAGATTGCCGTCCATGCGGTGGCATCCACCGCGGCGACAACGGCGCTCAACGTGGTGCGGTTGGAGGGTGAGGACGAAAACGCAGAAATCAACCATCCATTCGAGAAACTACTAGACCGCCCCAACCCGCTACAGTCCCGCTATGAATTCCTGGAATCGGTGTTCTCCTATCGGGCCCTAACCGGAAACGCTTACGTGTGGCTGAATCGGCCATCGGCTAACGTGGAACCGTCCGAGATGTGGATTATCCCTAGCCACAAGATCCGGCCCGTTCCCGACAAGAATCTATATTTGCGGGGATACATTTACGAGCCGGGCGACGGGCAAGAGATCCCCCTTGAATTGCACGAGGTCGCACACTTCAAGAAGTTCAACCCCCTTAACTCATTCTTAGGCATGTCCCCCATCGAGGCCCTGGCCACCGTGGCCGTGGGCGACATGGCAATGACCCGCTGGAATACGAACTTTTTCGACAAGGACAACGCCAAAGTCCCCGGCGCTCTGGCCTTCGCTGACCCGATCATGGATGCGGATTGGGAGCGTATGCGGGCAGACATCCGCAAAGAACACGGCGGCGTGAAACGTTCGCTCATGATGCTTCGCAACGTGGGCAAAGGCGGGGTGGAATGGGTCAACATGGCAATGTCTCAAAAGGACATGGAATTTCTCAACGCCCGCAACGCCAACCGCTCCGAGATATTCAGCATGTTTGCGCCTGGGCTGGACAGTATTCTAGCCATCAACGCCACGGAAGCCAACGCCCTATCCGGCAAGCGCACCTTCATTGAATTGGGCGTTTGGCCCGCAATGGTGGCCGTGGCCGAGAAGTTCACAAACGACGTTCTCCCCGCCTATGGTCCGAACCTTCGTGCAGAGTTTGACGACATCCGCATCACAGACCGGGCGTTGGAACTGCAAGAGCAAGCGGCATTCTCCCAGGTCGGCACGGTGGACGAGATTCGGCAGAAGTTCTATCAGTTGCAGCCCATCGGCGACGACCGGGGCAAATTGCTCCCCATCCAAGTAACGGCAGCGCAACCCGCACCGGACGAGAAACCGCAGGAGGGGGCTGGTGCGTCAATTCCCGCACAGACACCCCAGGCACAGGCCGACCCGCAAACGGCCACTGACGACGCTACAGGCAGCGCAGACGACGCCAAGGCAGCGAAGGCGGCAGACCTCGCACGGTTCAAACGCTGGGCGGGGAAACGTAGCAAGCCCAACGCAGACGACTTTACCAGCGAACATTTGAGCTATGAAGACAAAGCGGCGATTCTGTGGGAGTTGAAAGGGGAGGGCGCTGATGGCGACACGATGCCCCCTTTCACCTGGACGACTGGACCGATTACCCCTGATGCGCTGAAGGCGATGATCCTACAGTTGGACGGGGACGACGATGGGGCTGAAGATTTCTTTCGGCTAGGGGTTGAGGTCGAAGCAGAAAACGCCTTAACATCTGCACTTTCAAAACAGAGGGCGGCGGTGTTTGCCGATGGGCTGACAAGCGCACCACAGGCCGCACAGAGGGCACGGGAAGCGTCCGAGCCAGTGCGGGACATACTGAGACGCACTTTGCAGAATAGCGCCTCCCTGGGCGTCTCAGTGGCCGTCAATCAATTTGAGTCCATTGGATTTGGCTTTGACTGGACCCTGGCGAATCAGGCGGCGGCGGATTGGGCGGACCGGTACACGGTCCAACTATTTGACGAAATCAGCGCCACGACACAACGCCGGATACAAACGGCCGTATCGGAATGGGTGGAGAACGGCGAACCCCTGTCACAGTTGCGGCGGGAATTGGAACATACGTTTGATCGCAAGCGGGCGCAACTGATTGCCTCCACCGAGGTGACACGGGCGTACAGCGAAGCCAACCGGATAGCGTACCGTGAATCTGGCGTAGTAAGTGCAATACAATGGCGTACATCGAACGACGAGCGGGTGTGTCCCATCTGCGGGCCGCTGGGCGGTGTGACGTTTGTTGATGGAGTAGCGCAGCCGGTTAGCCAAGGCCAGCAAAAAGACGTGGGGCAGCGGTCAAGCCTTGACGGGGTGTTTACGCATCCGGGCACGGGCGCAACGTACAGCGCACCCCCGGCGCATCCTCGTTGCAGATGCTGGATTGTGCCAATTGTGGGAGAAATTTCAGAAGATGAACCCGTTAGGGATTTACCAAAGTCTATTAGACAATCTGGACAATTCCCCGATGATTTATCGGATGTGACAACGATTTCCGAATTGGGAGGCAGTACCGGGGCAAAACTGGTGAAAGACAACGTGACAGGCGATTTGTACGTAATGAAGCGGGGGGCAAACCCAGCGCATTTGATGAACGAGGTACACGCCGACCGAGCATATCAGGCAATGGGGATAAATGTTCCAGAGTTGAAAGTGTTCAATGTTGATGGTGTCCCCGTCAAACTTGCCAAATTTATTGATGGTGACAATTTGCCACAGTTGCGTACTACCAACCCCAAGGCTTTTTCGGCAGCTAAAAAGAAATTACAAGGCGAATTTGGCGCTGATGCCATCCTGGGAAACTGGGATGTAATGGGCGCAAACTTTGATAATATCATTGTAGACAAGGCTGGGGAAGTTTGGAGGATTGACAACGGTGGGGCGCTACTCCACCGGGCGCAAGGTGCAATCAAGCCTAATTTCGGTCAATATGTTGATGAAGTGTGGACCATGCGAAATCCTCAAATCAACCGGCAAGCCGCTGAAATTTTTGGCGATATTCCATATTTCAAAATTGAAAAGCAACTGAGAAAATATTCGAAAATGGCCGATGCAGTTTCAGATTCTATTGACGACGAGGCGATAAAAGCACTTCTTCGGGCAAGAATGGACAGCGCATCCGACATTGCGAAAATATCAAAAACTCTACGCCTTGACGACTGGTCCGAGAATTACGTTGATCGTTTTAGCCGTCACAGTATAGGACTGCGAAAAGATGGGTTGATTGACGCAATGCCTAAAGATTTTACTCGGCGGGGAACGACTATTTTTGATGACAAGGGCAAGCCCTGGGATAACTTGCGAGGAAGTAGCAAAGATACCGCAATTGGCGACCTTGGGCGATATATGGCCCGAAATGACGGGGATTACAATATCATAACCTATTGGTCACAACGACAAGCCTCGGACAGTTGGACGCAAGCGGCACAGGGCGCAAAATACTTTTATTCAAATCAGCGAGGGGATTTGAGTCAGTATTGGTGGAAAAATGGCGTAGATACGGCGGCAGAGTATTACACAAAAGCCGTTGCAGCAACAAATGGGTATGATGAAACTTTGACCATGTGGCACGCATACAATTACGAATTTGTTCGCAATGTCAATTTTCCAAATAACAACATACAGCGCGGCGTTATCAAGCTGATACGAACCGAAGATAAAAACGTGATGCGGTTGAACAACTTAGCCCCAGGTGAAACCGGATTGATCAAACGTGGTGGGACGGAGTCCACATCAATCTTCAAGAAGGTAACAATACATGGGTCCGAAGTAACAACCCAGCAAGTACCGCACCATAGAATCATGGGAAATTATTTCTTTGAGCGGTCCCCAGGGGCAAATCATGGCATGTACTTAGGCGACAACGAAAACGAGTTTTTAGCAATGATGGACGGATTGAAGGTGAAATATGAACGCTAAAAATGTGAACAAGGTAACTGTCGATGGAGTACCTACTTTGCAATTCACCCTTAACGGGCGGGGCGTTGTCATTGCCAAGAGCAATCAAAAAGTCAACTTGCTAGAAAAATATGGTGTTGTATTTCTGGGCGCTGAATTTGAAGATGATTACACGGTTGAACTGGAAGCCGATCCCGATGTGGGAATGCCAAAGACTATTTTATTCGGATACACAGACCACCCTAAAATTGTGGCGATATGCCGGGAATTCCTTCTCCAATGACCACCATCACCATCAGCGGCGTTGATGAACTATTCGCCAAGCTGGGCACGCTGGGAGCCGTGGAGACGCTGGTCCCGCCCATGCAGAGGGGCGTGTATCGGCTGGTCGCTGAAATGGCGGTCTATCCCCCGCCCCCTTCTGGCAGCAAGTACGTGCGGACGGGCACGCTGGGCAGACGGTGGACCAGCAAGCTGAACCGCAACGCAAACGGGGTCATCGGCACCATCGGCAACAATACCGATTACGGGCCTTGGGTGCAATCGGACGCATTCCAAGCCAGGGTGCATCAAGGGCGCTGGCAGACCGACCGGCAAGTTGTGGGAGAACAAGAGGCCGCAATTGTGGCCGACTTTGAGCAGGCGATAGCGAGGGCGATACGATGAGACACACCATCAAGGCAATCGGAGATTGGGAACTTGACGTGCTGGGCATCCCGTTCGGGGACGCATCCAGCGCAGACAGTGACGGTGAGTATTTTACAGCCAATACGAAAACATACGCCGACAAGTTCACCAACCCCCTGGTGCTGTACTATCATAGCCACGACGAAAACGGGAAGCCTCAGGGCGATCCCGAAATCATCGGCAAGGTGACAGGAATAGAGCCCAAGAATGATGGCGTGTGGTACAGGGTAGCGCTGGACAAGACGAAGCAATATGCCGCCCGAATTTGGGAGGCCGCACGGAAGGGGACGGCGGCAGCATCAACGGGATCTATCGCCCATGTTGCCCGATTGTTGAAAAACGGGCAGCTTATCCCATATAGCAAAGGCGGCGGCGGTGAAATTGGCGTGTGGCCAGTGGTGGAGTTGTCGCTGATTGACATCGGCGGACGGCGCAACCCGGCCAACCATCGAGCCATTGCCATGCCCGTAGTAAAATCCATGTATGCCCAAGCGGGCTTAAGCCTGCCTGACATAGAGCCAAGCCAAGAGGGTGAGGGCGCAAAGGTGGCCAGCAAAGCCACGGACGCCACGCCAGGCGAGGACACCGAAGAACCGACGAATCAACCATCTGCCACAGGGCAGAAAGGACTAACAGATATGACTCCTGAAGAAGTTCAACAGGCCATTGCTGACGGCATCAAGGCGGATCGGGAAGCCGAGAAAGCCAAAGCCGAAGCCAAGGCCACCCAAGCCCAGGCCATCGAAGACGCCGTGAAAGCGGCCAAAACCGAATGGGACGACAAGTTCGCCAAGGCCAACCGGCTCCCCGGCGGCGACGAACAACAGGCACCCTATCAAATGAAGTATGCCAACCTCGCCCGGTTCGACAACCTGGAACCCGCAGACCATGCGGCTTTGGTTGACGTGCTGGCCGCTGCCAAGAGCAAGGGGCACAGCCGCAACGGTGCATCCCTCGACGCTTACCGGGCGCTGGCCGTCAAGCTGGGTGAGAGCAAAGACGACAACCTCCGTGGTGCCAAGGCCGCTATGAAGATGGCCGGTGTGCCCACCGAGGCCGCCAAAACGAACGAGATGAACCAGTCCACGCTTGCCAGCTATGGCGACGAGTGGGTTGGCGTCACCTACTCCACGCAAGCATGGCAGCGCATCACCCAGGACAGCCAGATCATCGGCAAAGTTCCCGCTATCGAAGTGCCCCAGGGCAGCGAGAGCGTGGTCATTCCCCTGTCTGGCACCCCCCCCACGTTCTATGTGACCGCCCAGGCGAGCGCACAGGCCGCCAATCCCGGAGCCATCACCAATACCGTGATCACCTCCCGGATGGGCACGGCGCAACAGTCCTTGAGCGTCAAGAAGCTATCCGGCGCTGACGTGTTCACCGGCGAACTGGAAGAGGACAGCCTGATCCCTTGGATTCCTGAGTTGCGGCGCAACATGCAGCAGGAAGCAATGGAGGTTTTTGAACACATCATGATTGACGGCGACACGGCCACGGGCGCAACCACCAACATCAACGACATTGGTGGCACCCCGGCGGGTACGGAAGCCTTCCTTCTATTCAACGGTTTCCGTAAGTTGGCCCTTGTCACCAATACGGCCAACAGCCGGGACGGTGGGGCGCTGGACCTGACCGACTTCCTGGAAACCGTCAAGCTGATGGGCCTGGGCGGGCGCAATGCCCAGGACAAGAGCAAGATCGGTTTCATCCTGGACCTGTGGACTCACTGGAAGTCCCTGACCCTGGCGCAAGTCGCCACCCGTGACGTGTTCAGCGCCCCCACCATCGAAAGCGGTGCGCTGACCAATATCTACGGGTACGATGTGATGCACACCGCCAACATGCACCGGGCCAACCAAGACGCCACCTACGGGCTGAAGGCCACCAGTGCGGGCAAGGTTGACCTGGACACCGCCTCGAACAACACCCTCGGCGCTATGCTGGCCGTTCGCTGGGACCAATGGCGGCTCGGCTACAAGCGCCGCTGGACCTTCGAGACCGAGCGTCACGCTCTGGCCGACGCCACGGTGATCGTGATGTCCACCCGTGCGGGTATGGTCAACCGGGACAACGAAGCCAGCGCCATCAGCTACAATCTGACGGTCGCCTAGATTCAACTTTCGCAGATAACCAGAGTGCCGGGGGTTATCCCGCCCCCGGCACCAAGGGAATAGGGATATACCATGACACAAGACACCTATCTGGCCCGCAAGGGCTACGACGCAGACTTTGCCAATATCACCGCAAGCGGCACGTTAGATGTGACCGGCGCTCTCAATGCGGGCAGCGTTAGCATAGCAAACATAACCGGCGTAACGGCGACGGCGGCAGAGATTAACGCTGCGGCGGACATTTCTACCCGCGTGGAAGTGGTGACGGTCACCGGGACCGTCACCACGCACGTGCA